TTAATAAAAGTTAGCTCGCCCATTTTTATACCTGCGGCTTCCACTTGCCATCTGATCCGAGTACGTGCCAATACGGGTTACATTGATTAGCTCGGTTTTTCTCGGTGCACTTGTAGGCGGCCCACGGTTTACCCGTTGCTTTAGCCGTACCCTCAGCCCATATCATCGTGCCATGAGGACATCTTGGAGCGGCAGGTACTAACTCGCCGCCTAAGCCTTTACCGATTTCTAGTACGGCCGTAGCCATAGTTGCCATATCCTCGATAGATGCCTTTGTACTCCATGGATCAGCGCTTGCAGGTAAAGTCTCTACCTTTTCCATATCCTGCACCGTAGGCCTCGAGTTATGCTCGAGACTTGGAGTTAATAGGCCTATGACTCGGCCATAAGCTGAGGTAATCGAGTCCTCAACCATCCACTTACGCATATTTTGCGGATATGTAGCCACGTTACCAAAAGCGTAATCGACGGCGCTCGGTTGCGTATCCTCGTACTCACGATATGCCTCAGCTCTTACGAGAATTGTGCCTTTCTCAATATCAAAGCTTTCGATATATGCGACTAATCGCCCGGATGGAAACTCAGCTCTAAAGCGCTTTATACGTGCGTTTACATCCTCGTAGTTATCTAAAAATCCCATTAGATTAGCTCCTTATCTTTCAGAGCTTGAGCGATAGCGCGGCCACGTACAAAGCCCTCGCCGTGTCCGTGCTTAAAGCCAATCGAGTAACCAATTACCATAAACATAAAGCCCATACCGCAGGCTGCCAAACCGATCAATATATCTAAACTATTCATTACTTAGCCCTTTGTTAAGGCCGATCAAGCTACTAACCGAGTAGCCCTCTCAGCGTTTGTAGTATCAGTATGAGGGCTTTTTGTCACAAATCAAAGCGTAGTGTCTTTTGGCGTGTCGGCCTTAGGGTGCTCTTTAGGTTTAGACTTTAAGCCATTACCGGCTAACACGCCGCCAAGGGCCCCAGTTAAGAATATGGCCAAGGTTTGTAACAGTTGTATAAAGTCTCGATCGTTAGGGGCTTGAGCTCCTACAGGCTGAGTCACAAAGACAAGCGCGTATACGGCACCTGCGGTAATTACAAAAAAAGTAAGAGCTAATACCGCGCCAATTAAAAAGATTAATCGCGCGTGGATATCCTCAGGCGTTAGCCGTCTATTGTGATTACTCATCGATCGTAATAAGGTCCTTAGTACAGACTCCCGTAGCCTCGCATTGAGGCGGAGTGCACTCAGGTTTTGTCCAGTTTTCATAGACTTGGCACTCATATCTAACCCATCCATCATAACCGCACCCCGATAGGAGAATAGTCCCCACTATCGCCCCTATCAGGGCCCGGATCATTTAGAGCCTATGCCGTATTGCTTCTCGCTAGGTTGTACCGCTTTAAGTAGCGGACCCACGAGGCCAGCGATAAAGGCGTTAGCTAATACTTTTGGATCAGTAATACCTGACATGTATAGAGCTGCTACCGAGGCGAGCGCTGCACGTGCATAAGATTTAGCAGCTGCCTCTAATTGCTTTTTATTCATTGTGTTCTCCTGTAATGCCCTTTAGTTGATCTGTGAGAGTACGTACAACGTAGCCGTACCTGCGGAGGTAATTGCATATAAATCTTGATGGTCTCCTACCATTAAAGAAAGTTTATCGCCGTTATCCATACGATAACCATTAGCTGCCGTTAGATCAGCGCCTCCTAAATAAAGAGTGCCGCTAGCTGAGTGCAGGTACACGCTTTGATCTCCAATTTCCTGTGGCACTACTATTGCTTTTGTTGTAGTTACTGAATATACAGCCGATTTAGGCATTTTCTAATCCTAACTTTGTAATTAATTCTTTTGCTTTAGTTGGACTTACATTTACCTCAAAATGCATATCATCCGGCCGGCTCTTAAAATCGCCGCCCCACTTGAGGCCGTACTTTTTAGCTAGTGCCCGGATCATCGGCACCTTTTCAGCCGGGAAAGTGTCGTATTTACCTAGCGGATGCTTTGTAGCATTTAGATCGATAGCCGTGCCGGATGAGTGACACGATAGGCGATCCGTAGATCCTCGGACCATCCTAAAAGCGTAGCCCCAGTCATCTAACGTACCGCCATCGATCGGCTCGATTAGCTTATGAAACTCGGCGGCAAAGGCGGCTAATAGCGGGCCCACGCTACTAGCGCACCTAAGCCTTAAAGCCGTACCGTCTACTGAGTACGACTTTATACCGATCTCGTTTGGATCTTTAGAGGCCGGATATCCGTTATAGCTTGTAAGACTCATCCGAGTAAAGCGGCTAATTCATCGTCTGATAGTCCAAGTTTATTTAATACGGCTTGGCGATCGATAGACTTTGTCAATTTTTCTACCTGATCCTTTTGATACTGCTCAAATTCAGCATCGTTCATCTCTCGAGTCTCGATGGTATCTGTTTCTAGATCGTGAATAGTTATAATTGGTCTCATTATTTTACCCCGTAAATAAGCATTGTGCCGTTGATGTTTCCGCTTGATGCAAAAATTGTAATAGAATTAATTGCGTTAATACTTGTCCATGATTCCGAACCTTTTTCGCCACCGACCCAGTTATTATCATCTGCCTGTTGCGTTGTCGATTGTGTTAAATAGTATTGCTTCCATGTCGTTGCATTTGCATAATTGAAAATTGTTAGATTTGCATTTCCTAATTGTCCATTAGTTCCGTTTGATGGTGTTGAAACTGGAAAATTGAAAAAGTTATCGCCGCTTGGTTGATAATTATAATTTGAGGCAGTAGTTGAACCATTAAGCCTAAATCGTATGCGTGAGCCGTTTGTGGCTGGGTACAATTTGTTAAAAACAATAAATAAGTTTACATAACTACTGCTAATGCTACTTACTGTAACGCTTGCGCCTGTTAATGTAGTTGTAGATAACAAAGTCATCCCACCAGAGGCAGGAGTAGCCCATTTTAGACCAGTAGCGGCTGTTGAGTCAGCCGTTAAAACTGTGTCATTAGCACCTACCGCTAATCGGCTGAAAGTATCGTCCGCCGTACCTGCTACTAAATCACCTTTAGCATCGATAGCCGTAGCCATTGAATTAGTAACCGTTACCGTACCGCTTGTACCGCCGCCGCTAATACCAATACCTGCCGTTACTCCCTCAATATCACCGGCGGCACCTGAGGCTACCCAAGCTGCTCCATCGTAATACCATAGTGAGTTAGTATCTTTTGTAAATGCGAATTGCCCCTCTGCCGGTGCGGTAATAGCCGCATCTCGGGCCGTTGTAGTTGCGAATACGTTAATACCCTGCATGAGGTAGCCGTTTACGTCACCGGCGGTTAAAACCTCACCCGTTACAAAGGTCTTAAAACCTTGTCCAGCTGCCATAACCTGCTCCTTAGTATGCTAATACAGAGCTATCGAGTACTCCGTATAGTGTTGAGTTTAATATAAAGCCGTCGATAATCGGCTCTTGAGTTGTAAATGTCGTTTTCCAGCTATTAGGGCTAACGCGGTGCATTACGCCAAACACTTGTAAAGTCTGTTGGAGCGTTGAGTTACCCGGTTGATTAGTCGTAACCTCTACAGGATCAAAAAAATCTAGATCAAGGGCGGCGATAATGCCATCGTTATAGTTTTCTGTATAAAGGTCTAGCTCGATAGCATCGCAGCGGGTACGAGTAGCTTTACGGCTTGCAACGTAAGCCCGAGCGTAATCGAGTGCAGCTTGATTTGTGTCCATTACTAAATTCTGTTGAGTGTAAGAGTGCACAAAGTACTCATCGATAGAGGCTTGATCTTCGGCTATTTGTGCCGTGCCGCCGATCTTTGTAATAGAGGCCGAGTTATATACCTGAGTATCGTCTAAGCGCCATACGGCGTTAAAGTAAGTAATCTCTGTACCGTCATCATTAAATACGACCGGCGGTATAGCTTGAGAGTCAATACAAAAGGCGCGATCTTTAAGATTTACCGATCCTCGAGCATCCATATAAATAGCACCGTACTCAGATATAGAGGCGGTCTGTAAAGCTGCTAAAGCGGTACGTAAAGTACCCGGATCTGCCTGAAAGATCGTATCGCCGTACTGGATCTCACGCTGAGATGGAGGCCAAGCGATCTCGTCGAGGATAGCGTTTACGCGCTCGCCGGGTAAGTCACCGGCTGAGGCTAGGGTAACGGTTGTAATCTGACTATTTTGGAAAAGTCTAAAACCATCTACAGCGGTGATCGTCGTATAAACTACATCCGTAGCCATCTTAGGAGTCGTAGTCGTATAGCTAGTAATAAAGCCGCTAAACATAGGCCACTCAGTACCGTTATACGTAGCGGTTATAGCTACTTTACGCATAGGGGTAAGTAATCCATAGTACGGACTGTTTGGATTTTGAGGGTTAAAGTCTCCATTTTGATCGACGATACGTAGCGTTAGCGTACCTGTTTGGAATACGTCCGCTTGTAGGTTACGGCCTCGCATTGTGGTAACGCTATCGACTACGTTAGATACATCGACGATAAGAGCCGCGGAGTCTGCCAGTACGTTAGTACCTAAAATGCCGCTATCTAGGATCATAGCTTGAGCAAAAGCCGGGCCCGTAGAAAAGTTAATAATTGCGTTAAGTACGGGTACGGTCATGCTATGCCCGCCGTAGTAAGTGGATCACCGTTACGGTTAAGCCGTTGGATCGTATCTTGCAACAAAGCCGTGAACTCATCTTGAGAGGCAATAGCTCCAGCGTTTACGGTAACCGTGTAATTATTACCGCCGCCGCCGGGATTAACTAGACCGGGATCGATATAGAGGCCGCCACCAAAATTAGGAAAGTTACCCTCAGGATCGCGCATAGATGGTAATTCGGGCATCGCTCCCGCCGGCGGTGGAGTCCATGTCGGATAAGGCGGTATAGATTTAATTGCAGACGATAAAGCTGCTACGCCTGACAAAGCCGCTGCATCTGCCGCAGCTTGAGCCGCTGCAACGCTCGCAATACTAGCTAACTTAGCATTAGTTAAATCTGTGTTAGCGGCAAGCGCGGCCGCCTGTGCAGCGGCCTCAGCCGCCGCCGCCTCTTTACGCTTAGTCTCGATATCCTCAACGGTTTTTAATCCAGCCGCTAAAGCAATTTGATCGGCTAGAGTTTGTGCCGCCTGAGTTTTCTCAATAGAGGCCAAGCGCATAATCTCAAGAGTCGTAATCTGAGTTTTCTTTGTGTAAAAGTCTAAATCGTTTAATCCCCCTTGCTTAGATAACGCATCGTTATACTTGGCAAAAGCGGCAGCCTCGGCCGCATCGGCATCGGCAATAGCTTTTAATTTAGCCGCATCCTTAGAGGCTTGATCTGCTCCGGATGCGTTGATAGCTGCTAACTTGGCATTTTTGGCAGCCTCAATAGCCGATAGTTCTTTCATAAGAACGGCATTAAGCCCGGCTAGCTCTGTTTCGGTAATACCTTTGAGGCCGTTTAATTTTGCGGTTTGGTTAGCCTCTGTAAGTAATCCGAGTTGCTTAATACGATCTAACGCTTTTGCGCCGTCCTCGTCCTCGATAGCCATAAGGGCCTCAAGACGTAAGCGCGTATCTTTGTCGTATGTAGCTTTAAGAGCTGCGGCGATAGAGATACGGTTAGTATCAAAAGTCTCAGCGGCTTTACTAAGCGATATCTCGTTTTTCTTAGCAAGCTCGGCTTTTTTCTGTAACGCTAATATTTCTTTTTGGCGTTTGATAGCTTCTTTGTCCATCTTTGCCTTTTCGGCATTAGCTTGCATATTTTTAAGATCTTGAGGTACGCCCTGAGGAAAACCGCCTTGGCGGCCTAAGACCTTATCCACATTGGTACGTAAGGCACCAATAGAAAACTTGCCAAGATAGTTTTTAACCCCTCTGAACGCATTATCTAAAACACCTGCGCCCGGCAAGCCGGCGAATAAATTGCCTAGATCTTTAGCTAATACCGATACGTTAGTAATAAGTCCCGAGATCGAGTCCGCTGCGCCATCGACTTTATCGATTAGCTTATCCATACCGCCGGATGATGTACTTAAAGCGGCTACTAAAGATTGGCCGATCTGCTCACTAGCTTGCTCAGCTGCGATTTTAAGGCGATTGAGTGAGCCTTGATATGAGTCCGCTGCGTTTTTAGATTGGCCCGCGTATTGTGCGGCGATAAGTCTTTCGATCTCTAAATAAGATTTACTCGATAACTCGGCATTAGTTAGGCCTAGATTAAGTTGCTTGAGACCTTTTACATTACCTACGTATGCCTGACTTAA